TGAGCTAACAACTTCACCGTCAATGACAATACTGCGATCAAACAGCTCGATATGATCTTCAATGCCTTTAGTGATGTGTCCAAAGTTTTCTAGAATCTTACCATTGCGGCTGTAGATTGTAGCACTTTTTGCTTCTGCGTCGATAATTAAAATAGCACGAACACCGTCTAGTTTTGGCTCTAGTAGCTTCTTACCTGTAACTTTGCTTTCGTGATTAGCACCATCATGTGCTAACATACACTCAAACAACGGCACAGCATCTTTTTTAATTTTGTTAACAGTTTTTTCGCTAACACCGCAACGTAGATCTTTGATAAGGATACGACGATACCAACTATTCCATTGGTCTTTGGTACTTGCGGCCATTGCAAGTTCGATTGCATTGCGGGCATCGTCACCGGTGAGTTGGCGTGTTCGTAGCAAATGACAAAGTTCTTTAAATGCTACCCAGGGTAGGCCTTGGCCGTCTACACCAGAAAATGTAGGAATCTTTTTAACACCAAATGTGATGTAGGGACTTAGGGCAAGTTCAAAGCCTTCAAAAAGCTCAACGTGCTCTGAATGTTCTTGAATAATTGCTTCTTTGGCTAATCGACTGTTATCTGCTTCGAGTTTGGCGATAATTTGTTCGCAGGTATTAGGCATGTGTATCCTGTAAAATGGACTATGATACAGTTATTTTACAGTATTTTAGTGTAACTGTCAACTAGATTTTTACCAATTTAAACAGAAAAACTAGATCCGCAGCCGCAAGTGCTCTGAGCATTAGGATTTTGGATAACGAAACTAGACCCGGAAATATCATCCTTGAAATCTATGGTTGACCCCTGCAAATATTGCATACTCATTGCATCGATTAACACCTTAGAGTTTCCTAATGGGATTTCAAAATCGTCTTCAGTTTGTTCTTCATCGAGTGTAAATCCATAGCTGAATCCTGAACACCCGCCGCCTTGGACAAAGGTTCTAAGAAAGGCATTAGGGTTTTGTTCTTCAGCAAGTATTTCAGCTATTTTTATTTTTGCGTTATCACTAATTTGTATCATACACTTATTTACTCAATAAATAGTAGACTTGTGCATTTTAGGATTAAATTATGGAACAATACATGGACGACCACGATAGTTACAAACGATTTACACAAAATCCTAAATGCAAATGTGGCTGTCCGAAGCATTGCGGACATAGTTGCACAGAATGCGACTATTGCCCAGATTGCGAGTGCGAAAAATGCTTAACAGGACTAGGATACAATTAAATGACAACACTTAAAGACCAATTCGAACGTCAAGGGTTCGTAGGACCAATTCAAATTATGAGCCGCGAAGAGGCACTTGAATTAAAGAAACTTGTACTTGAAACTGAAGAAAAGCTAAACTTAATGAACAGCGACTATCGTTGCAAGAGTAATGTGCTGTTTCCTTTCGTTGATAAGATCAGCAGAAATCCTAAACTAATTGAAGCGATGAGTCAACTCATTGGTCCTAACATTCATTGCTGGGATACGTTGTTTTGGATCAAACATCCCGGAGATGGTAAAGATGTAAGTTTTCACCAAGACGCTACGTATTGGAACTTCACCAAACCTACCCTAGCTATTACAGCATGGTTTGCCTTTGACGATGTCACCGAAGAACACGGAAGTCTTGAATATGTACAAGGCAGTCACATTGCACAAGCAAAACGTCACAAAGACGTTAAGACAGATACTAATTTGTTAATGCGAGGTCAAACAGTTGATATCGACATTCCTAAAGAGCGTGTTAAAACAATCGTTCCTGCTGGCAGTGTATTGCTACACAGTCCGTTTGTAGTACATGGTAGCGCACCCAATCGCGCTAGCACTCCCCGAGTTGCTATGGGTATGATTTTTGCAAGTACAGAATGTGCTCCTCGTCTAAGCCTAAGTCCAGAAAGCACAGTTATGGTTGCAGGAGTAGATGAGTACAATTACATGATTCACGACCCACGTCCAACTGGTAACTGGGAAGAAGATGTTAAAAACTGGCGCATTGCTTACGATCGTCAACATGTAAACTATTATCAAATGAATCAAAGAGCAGACGAAACGGCAGAAGCATGACATTTTTTAAAGATTGGAGAGAGTGTAGTCAAGATCTTATCCCCCTCGAATTAGATCCTAATCGACTTTATTACATTCAAGCCAAAGCCTGGCATTTTAAAGGCTACATTGGGGGCACACATTCTTGGACTACATTCTTTAGTCCCGAACATAAGAGTTGGTTAGTGTCAGAATACACAGAAAGAGAAACTTTGTCTTATCAAGGTGGAAAAATCATCTATGACGGAAATTCTTTGCTAGACGACACTAAACATGCACCGTACATTACCACACGTCCATACAATGCACAATGGTTTGGTGGGAATCCATACATAGTTGACAGTTGCCGAAATATCTTGTACAATGAAGCATTACAAGCCTGTAAGGAATTTCCTTACAATGAGTTTAGACTGTTAGATCTAAACTGCAACACATTTACTTCGTATCTACATTGGAAACTAGGCCTGTATTTAAAACGTCCATTTAGATCCGTTGGATACAAAAATAAAGATTGGTGGCAAAATAATCATGGAACCTAAGTTCGAACACACACAAGATAATCATTTTAAGTGGGGCTGGTCATCTTGGTATTGTCCACCTGAACCTAAAGAAACATACAGAATACATCTAGGTTACACTAAACGTAAATGGGGATCACTAAGAGAAGAGTGCGTCCTAGCCTGCGAATACATTGCCAGCAAGGCCACTAAACCAATCATTGTCGGACTAAGTGGTGGCAGTGATAGTCAAATGGCCTGCATCAGTTTTAAAGAAGCTCGTGTACCGTTTACTGCCTTAATTTGCAAATACAAATACACAAACGGCGAAATTATCAATCAACACGATATTGCCACTGCCTATCAGTTCTGTAAACTGCACAACATCAGTTACCAAGAGCTTGAAATTAACATAGACGAGTTCTTTAAAACAAGAGCACTTGATCTAGCTCGTCAGTATTGCATGCCAAAAGTTGAAACAATCATCCAGACGGTGGCCATGGATCATGTGGGCAAAGATTACTGTTACATCATGGCGGGCGGAGATGTAATGATGTTGGCTCTTAGAAATACTGTCGGAGAACGACTAGGACTTACAACATACAATAATAGATTTAGTGAGCCTGTTTGGACAGAATCTCCTGTGCCTATCATGCAACACATGATTTCAAATGGCTATGAAGGTACTAGTAAGTTTTGGCTGTACACTCCTGAACTTATTGCCTCATACCTTACTGACCCAGTGACACAAGATTTTCTTAAGAATTTTGATGTTCTCATGGATAATTACATCGATATGACTGGCGGTACTGAAAGATTATGGAAATGCTTTCATTATATGTACAAACCATTAATGACTACTAGAGAATTTCCAGAGTTAATCAGAACTAAGAAGTACACCGGTTATGAAAATCTTTATGCAGGTGCTGAAAAGATTCCTAGCAAAATGAATGTTTACATTGAAATGTTGCAGGCTGCTGTTAGAGATCTAAACGCAGGACAAACCATAATTACTTCTGTTAAAAAATTAGAGCAATATGTTACTACTGCTCACAGCGAATCAGATCTATTATTTGCAAGTAGATAATTTTCACTTTCTAAACTACCCAGTGTACTTGTACGATTAAACACAAAATCTGGGTAGTGATCATAAAAATTTTGATTTGTGTCGATAATTTTTGCTTGACCTTTGGCTTTTAAAATATTAAACAAACTGCCGTACTTAACCTTTTTTACTCGGTAGTCATTGTCATTGGTAAAATCATAGATAATATCTTTTAAATGATATTTGTAACTTCTCCAACTGCCTTGAATAAAATTAGTATGATTGTTCATTGCCCATAATTGGAATTCTTCTGGAGCAAAAAACATTGTAAAATTATCTTCATATTTCAGCGTACTCCTATTTTCAGGAGAACAATGAGAACTCAATCTAGTGTAAACGCTTTGCCATTTTAAATTAAAATTTAACCACCATAGGTATTGATAAAAAGTGTCAATAGGCACCGGACATTTTTTAATCATTGGTTCGTAGAATCGATAAATCAATTCAGCTGAATCAGGATGCATTTCATTATGTGATCCTGTTCCTGCTATCAATGTAGATATTACCCGACCTTCTCTAGCGGGCCATTCGTAGATTGTTCTTCCGTATTTCTCTTCAAGTTCAGCAAATAGGCTGGTCCCAAACAATTGGTCACAGCCTTCTCCAGAAACTAACAGAGAATTAGGATTTCCCAATTCACTGTGGAAACGGTAACTAGACCAAAGATTTTTAAAACTAGGTAATAAATGATTCTCGTAGAAATTTGGATTTTCTCCACGGCTTACTTCACTTAAAAAAACATGTACATAAGTGTTGAGTTCTCGCTCAGTAGCAACCTTTAACAGAGATATTAAAATTAAAGTACTATCTACACCACCACTGTAAAGAACACACAATCTTCTATTTTTTTGAATAACTTGATCTAAAAGATAACGAGCCCTAAGTTGGCAGATTGTGTCAAATTCTTCTTTAAAATGTCCATTGTACACCGGCATTTTTAAAAATGGTAACGTTTCGTTGTTAATAGGAAAACTAACTGAATTAGTCCTATCAGTCATGCTAAAAATTGTTGAAGTCCATGATCTTGTCATAATCTGCAACAACTGCACACCTGGAATATTTTTGTATTCTTGAAATTTATTTGAAAAGCTAGTAGACAGCAAATCTAAACTATTGTAGAATGCAACTTTAGAGTCTTGCATAGGCTGTAGTATCTTGGTTAAAATCTGCAATCAACGCTCGCAATTCGGAAATTTCATTGGCATTGTTAATTGCTCTTGAATATTTTATTCTTAAGTTTTCTGTGTCTGCTAGTCTGCTAAAATGGAAATCGTGTTGTAGCAATACTTCTCTAGCTGCAAACTTTAGATCACAGTCAAAGGATCTGGCATAATCACTTAATAATAAAAAATCTGCTTTATCTAGTTGATCATCGGGAGTTGATAGAATTTTTTCTGCTTCATTTTTTTTAATTTGATAAACTAAATCCTGCCCTGTAATATCTTTGATAAAAGGCTTTCTCATAAAATTTATTCTAGTATTGATAATATCTAAGGCAGCAGCTTTTTCTCTAGTTAATATCATGTAGAACCACTCATCTAATTCATGTCCATCTGGATAATGTTCGAATTGCTCAGTGGTTAAATTAAATCTCCATTCCCACGGAGTTCGGACATTAAACTCCGGAGTCCATCTAAGTTTGCCAAAACTATTTCTAAGTGCATTCATTGAATACCATGCGTAGGAATTAATGTGGTAATGCGCTAGGTTATTAATAGTAGCATACATTGTAGAAATAGCAATGGGACGTCTGTATTCAAAATTGTAAAGCATATGCCAAGAACGTTTTGACTTATCAAAAACCGTCGATAGCATAGGGTAATTTACTTTAGTGTTGTATTCTTCTCTGTTCATGATAGTATTTATTTACTATGTATTTAATGAATCTTTTAACAGTTGAAAAATTTTAAAATAAATATCTAACACAAGGAGAAGATAATGGCATATTCGGAAAAAGTAGTCGATCACTATGAAAACCCACGCAACGTAGGTAGCTTCGGTAAAGAAGAAGAGGGGGTTGGCACCGGTATGGTCGGTGCTCCTGCCTGTGGTGACGTTATGAAATTACAAATAAAGGTTGATAATGATACAGGTATTATTACAGATGCAAAATTTAAAACGTATGGCTGCGGATCGGCTATCGCGAGTTCGAGCCTCATTACAGAATGGGTCAAAGGAATGCACATCGACGAAGCAGGAGCAATTAAAAACTCCGACATTGCCGAAGAACTAGCCTTACCTCCGGTAAAGATTCATTGTTCCATTCTAGCCGAAGACGCTATCAAAGCCGCAGTTGAAGACTACAGAAAGAAACATGATCTCGTTAACTGAAGCGGCTTCTAAAAAAATTAAGCAACAACTTTCTAAAAGAGGCAAGGGTCTGGGCATCCGGATAGGAGTTAAAACCACAGGCTGTTCGGGGCTTGCCTATGTTCTTGAGTATGTAGACGAGTACGCACCCGAAGTAGGTGTTACAAACTATGCCCAAAGTGATTTTGTAGTGTTAGTTGATGCCAAAAGTCAAGCATATCTAGAAGGTATGACCGTTGACTTTGTTCGAAACGGACTTAATGAAGGATTTGAATTTAAGAATCCTAATGAACGTGACCGCTGTGGCTGCGGCGAAAGTTTTAGAATATGAAATACTGGTCAAGAAATGACACCAAAGAATGGATCATTCAATTAGAACACCGTGTTGAAGACATCGAGTATTATCTTGAAAGAACTCTAGAATGGTGTGATGAATACGGAGTCGACAACGAACGAGTTGTTTTCATGTGCAGTTTTTTAACTTGTATCTGGGTCAGTGCTATGCGTGGAGAACCGATTACCTATACAGAACTTATGGAAATACTCGGAGTTGAAGAGTTTGAAACAGGTGAAGAAAAGCTCTACGAATTAGATGAAAAATGGGTTCAATTAGATCATTCCGATCTTCTAGAGCATGTAGTGATCATGCTCGACGATTAATTATTTGCCGTCGTAGTCTTTTACTGGACCGCCGTGATTTGCACTTTTAAGTTTACGGCCTTTTAGCTTTACTCCAGAACCCTTAACACCTTGTTTACCAGTTCCTGCTGTGTGGTCGCTGTCGTGTTTTAATAAGCCGTGACTAACACATTGGCTGTACCGTACATTGCTTAAACGGGAATGCCCCACAGAGCATTGGCTGGCTGTGGGGGTGGCTAATTTCTTTTCGGCTAATAGTTCTGTGATACGCATTCAATTATTTATTTGAATACAATCATTCCTAACATTACTACCTGTCCGATAAATCCTACACATATTGTAGAAACATACAAGAAGTTCTTTTCGATAAGGCTTTTAAAGAACAAGGTAGTTAGTGCGGCCCACACAAAGATCATAAGATCATAGGGGGGCAACTTATCACTCTGTGCTAATAGAATAGCAAGCAAGGTAGGAACAGCTGAAAAGTGCAGTAGTACAATAGTAATCCAACCCAAGGTGTGGGCACTAATATGACCTAGGTGTTCTTTAAAGAACGTGTAGATAGAGTTAAACAGGGTACCAATAAATTCAAAGAGTTTCATGTTAGTCTTTACTTGTAAAAAATATGATTTCCAATTTTTGTGATCTTCTCACGCTTCCACCCTGGATTAATGTAGTCTCCGTGGAAGTACATTGCATCCTTTAAGCTAGGTAAGCGGAAGCCTTCTAGTAGGACTTTTTTAGCAACTTCTTCACTTTCCTTAAAATTAGCTCGGTTAACAGGCCTAGCTAAAACGGCCCTGTCACAGACCCAACTAAATTGGCAAAGAACTTTTTCGTAGACAATGTTCTTTTGGTAGATAGTTTTACAGATATCTGCTGGATACTGTCCGCTTTCGGTCCTGTTTATTGTTACTTGTGCCACGGCTACCTTGCCTTCAAAAGGCTGATTACCTGCTTCATAGTAAATGTTTGTAGCAAGACAGGTTAATTGTCTTTCTCGCATTGCTGTTGTGATTTGGGAACTTTCCATGGATTCGTATCTGTCGAGCTTGTCAACAACTACCCATTTAAGCATAAACACCGAAAGCATCAGTGCCAGCACCATTAGTAGAACTTTGGTTGCCTTTACTACGGCAGTTGTATCTACTTGTGCTTGTTCCCTATCTAGCGTTAACTCAGTCATTGAAGACCTCCTTTTTCGTTAGTGGTAAAATAATTATGCAACAATAGCTATTGTAGAGCCAAAAGAGACTAAAAGCAAGTCTTTTTGGTAAAATATTTGTCCGTACACAACTCGATAAATAATTAAATTAGCAGATAACAGGAACAATATGGACCAAACACCCGGCAAACCAATTAGAACATACGCAGAAAACGGACAGTGGAGAGACTGGAGCACAGACGAACTAGTAGGTGCTAAACTAAATTACATTTCTGGTTGGAAATGTGGTGCAGGAGTCGATAGTTTGTTTATCGATATGGATGGAGGCGTTTGGACTGCCAGCTGTAGAGTAGGCGGTCCACTTGGTAATGTCTTTGAAGATTTTAGGGTTCCGGAATCTTGGATTAATTGCACCCGGAATGTTTGCTCGTGTGGAGCAGACTTGTTTATTCCCAAAACTCAAAAGATAGAATTCCAACCGTTGCTACGCAAAGGGAAAGGGTTACCAACGCAACCCGAACTGCGAAATAATGAGCTAACCGACTTTGTTGCAATGGAACGCACACACGCTAGTACACAGAAACAAATCTATTGGGAAATTAGCCGCAGATGTAATTATGATTGTTCTTACTGCTGGCCGTGGATTCATAACAATACAGACAGGCACAAGAGTTTAGAAGAACTAATGCATGCCACACATAACTTAGAGAAACACTTTACCAAAGGTGAGAGTGTTAACTTTATCATCAGCGGGGGTGAACCAACTGCTAATAAGAATTTCTTAGATTGGCTACGCTATCTAAATGCCATGGGACATCATGTTAGTCTACACAGCAACGGAAGCCGATTGCCTGATTATTACAGAGAAGTTATTCACTACGGCGACCTTAACCTCAGTGTTCACTTCGAGTTCTATGACAGGGCTAAATTTATCAAAGTAGTAGAAGCAGTAGCGCATGAAAAGGCAACTGTTGGGGACTGCGGACACTTAGAAGTTAAGTTTATGATGGCACCACATAATCGCGAAGAAACATTAGCATTAGAAGAAGAATTAAAATCTCTGCCGCATTTTAAAGATTATTGCACATGGGCAATTGTTCCAATTCGCGGTGACTTAGACAATAAGAACAGCGCACCAAACTTAAAGTCAGGCAGCGAGGTTATGGAAGGTTACACCAAAGAAGACTACATTTTATTCGGCGATAGAAAATGAACGACAAGGATACATGGATTGCAGAAAATGTATTTCCAAAGAATACCGAAATTGACAAGATTAGAAAGCCTAGGTTAAATGTTAAATCTGTTGACATCTCGTATGCTACTAGAAAAACAAAGATAACATTATGTGTACTAGGAAGTTGGGCTATCTACATGCCCCCTTACAACCTTGCCAGACTATCTGCGTTAACTAGAGAATCTGGGTATCTAACTAGGGTTTACGATTTTAACATCCAATCTTACTACGATCTTAAAGATACTAATCCCGAACTAAAGGATGCATGGAATGGTGCAAATTATTGGATGTGGAGAGAAGAGTACTACACTCGGATCCATCCAACATACGAACCTATTTTAAAAACATACTTAGAAGTCTTACTCAGTAGCGATGTAGATATTATCGGCTTCAGTACCTACTACACTAACATATTCCCTACAGTATGGATGATTGACGAAATAAAAAAGGTTCGTCCTGATATTACCATTATCATGGGAGGTCCTGAATGTCACGATAAAAATTTTAAAATGCCTAAGAATGCTGATTATTATTTTATTGGAGAGAGCGAACGAAATATCTTAGAATTTTTGAATAACTGGGAAGAAGGAATAAAGCCTGCCCAGTCTGCTGTTGGAAGTCTCTACAGTGATACTCGCATCGACTTAGATAGTCTACCCTACCCAGACTATTCAGACTTTGATCTGATCAAATATTGGGGAAGTAAAAGTGTCTGTGCAGAAATAAGCAGAGGATGTATTGCTAAATGCACATACTGTACTGAAGTGTATTATTGGAAATTTAGAGACAGAGGTTCTAAAAGCGTACTAGACGAAATCGAATATCAAGTAAAACAGTACGGCATTACTCATGTCTCGTTTGTCGACAGCTTAATGAATGGCAACCTTAAAGAATTTAGAGCATTCTGTGAAGGTTTAGTAGAAAGAAAATTAGGAATAACTTGGTGGGGATATGCCCGTTGCGATGGTCGAATGGATTTAGAATTTTACAAAGTTATCAAGGCTGCGGGTGCTCAAGGATTTAACTACGGCATAGAATCAGGCAGTGATAAAGTTTTAAAGGCAGTTAATAAAAAAGTTACAGTGGCAGAAGTTAATCAAAACATTATCAACAGTCATGCAGTTGGGTTGAAGGTAAATGCTTGCTGGGTTATTGGAGCACCAGGGGAAGACATTGAAGCATTTACACATAGCTTTAATATGTTATGGAATCATCGTGCAAGAATAATTGCAGTTAGTCCGGGTCCCGGGCTCGGTGACACTCCGGGATCTGATTATGATAATCGAGAAAAATACAATTTAAATCCTAGAGGCAGAGAGTGGCTAGGAGGTTGGTACACTCTCGATTTTAAAAATACAAAATTACATAGATATCTTCGTGTTAAATTAATGCACATCTGGCTTTACATTTGTAAAGAATACGGAGGAACGTTAACTAATATTCATAGCATAGGAGATATCAGTAAACATTTCACAGTAAAATTTGACTCTGAATTTATTCTCGATCAAGCAGAGTATGAAGATTTTAATTTTGATATTATTAACTCAGGACTAGGAAATTTTGCCGATAGTGCAATGAACGAAGTGTTTGGATTTTTAAGAATGTTATGGAGAGTTCGTGGAGGTTTTGAAATTACGATAGATTTCACTCCAGAATTAGATCATAAAGATTTTGTTTTTGTAATTGACCCTGGGACCCATACCTACACTTCTAAGATATGGTTTAGGATAGATGACCTTGGTAACTTTGATGTAAAAGCAGACTACACATTTATTAATCATAATAAAACTGGCCTTAATATTAATGATTTTAATTACACGTACCAAACATCAGGAACTTGGAAAGAATCAAAAAAGACTACAGTAAACAAAGTATTCCATATTAAAGTTGCATCTGAAGATAGAGGAGAACTTCCATTAGCAAGTGCGTTCTCAGGAATTTCCATTGCAGAACAATATCTAATTCTCAACACGGCTAAATCTTTACCAAAGAATAGTGTAGTTGTAGAAGTCGGATCTCACTTAGGTGGACGAGCTTCAATTTTATCCCATGCTGATAAGACTTCTAAAATTTATTGCATAGAACCGTTTAATAACTATTCGTCTATGGAGCATTACGAATACATGAAGCCGTATGTTAGTCAACATCTTTCATATTTGTGTGAACAGGCGGACTTAGGTAGAACATACAGCGATAAGATCATAAACGAGATCAATGATAACTTTACTAAAGATATGAGCGGTAAGTTAGTATGGGAGCAAAATACTAAAAAGTATTCTAACATCTGCCTTTACGATAAATCATTAACTGACTGGAACGAGAATATCAATATGTGTTTATTAAATTTATATTCTAATCCCGAAATGAAAGATAGCTTAGAGGTTTGGACTAAATGGATCAAGCAAGGAGGTTACATAGTAGCCCAGCCTTACAACAGAGTTCGACATCCTGATGTAGTTCAGGAAATTGATAAATTAATTAATTCTGGTTGGTCTGTTGTACAGAGTCAAGACAGTATGATTGTTATTCAGAAACCGTAATGTTAATAACTTTTTTACTTTTCTCGTACCAATTTTTTACTTGGCTATGAACGAAGTGATTACATTTTTTTAAGTTGCCGTATGGATCATGCTCTCCAAGTAGCAAAAGTGTTTTCGACAAAGTGTTGTAGATTTCTTCTAACTTATCTTTACCTAGATTCCAGATTCCTAAGTGATCTGGATGATGGATTGTATTGTACCAAAGATAAACATTGTGGTTGTTACAAAATGTTACATAGTCGGGCATTTCCCACCAATTGTTTCTCATAGGGTTGACCATGACACTTAATATTCGATTATTAGAATTGCAATAGTCTCTAAATTTAATAAAGTTTTCCATTAACTCTTCGAACACACCATTAATGCGGATTGCTTCATAATTTGTTTTGTCAAGGCTATCGATACTAATATTAAGATGTATGTTGCAACGATCTAGAATTTTTTGTACCTGTTTATTGTAAACTGTTCCATTGGTTGCAATTGTAATTTTTAAATTTGGATTTAAGTCTGCAACAACCATGCAAATGTCGTAGACAATTTTTTGTGCAAACGGTTCGCCACCATTGAATCGTAGTTCTTCTAAATGAGGAATAAATTCTCTTAGTTGTTCAACAAAATTATCATCATACTTCATTGGAAGCGGCGGCAATTTATCCCTGTTTTTTCTAATACCCGAACTTAATCGACCTTCGCACATAATGCATTCTAAGTTACACTGATTACTCAATTCCAGTTCTAACATTGTAGGATACTCTTTGATACTGAAATGGTCATATGCCATTGCTAACGGCCAAACTCCGGCCTGTATGTTATTTTTACAAACACTGCAATGCCCTTCAAATGCATTATTTTTTAAGTTGTTTCTAAACTTGTTAAAGTGTGGGCCATTCCATAGCTCGGAGATAGTTCGGGTACTATCCCAAGTTTCAACCTCACCGACTAATAACCAGCAAGGACTTACCCTACCATCACTGGTAAAATACATATTATTAAACGGTGCAGAACATGGGCTTGTAGTATCAATAGACTTCAATACATTGATATTCTGCCTCCGTTGATTGTATGCTATCACTTCTTCATTGGTTAATTTGTTCATGTGTTAATACTCTGTACCATTCATTAAATGTAGATTCAAAATTTTGATTACGAATTTTATCTACTTCTTGAGTCTCAGTTAAAAACATTTCAAGTTCATTTATTCCAGGCTGTTTTAAAAAATTTACAATTTCATTAATACCTTCTATCTTACTATTATTGTACTTTTTAATCAATACTTCTTTTACATTATCAGGTAAATTTTTAATACAGTTGTAAGTAGAATAATGCAAAATATTAAACAAGCAAGACAACGATGTTGATTTTATCCATTGGTGTATTTCATCTATGTAAAAGATATTGTAATTGCTAATTGTAGTAAAGATTGTAATTTTTACATTTTGATTTTGTTCTTGAAGATCTATGTACTTTTTAATATTTGCTTCTACTTCTTTAAAATCTGCTGGATGCCTTTGATATTCATATCTTTGATCAATATCGTCTATGCTTAAAAATACTTGAGCATATTTAAATTTTTTAATGTATTGAAGAACCTTTTCATTTAACATTGTAGCATTAGTATTCATTAAGAATGTTATATTCTTTAATAGATCCAAATCGTCTAATGTTTTTAGTAACTTAATATTCTCTGGACTGCTCATAGGCTCGCCGCCTGTTATCTCAATATGCCTTGCATCTTTAAGCCACTCTACAAATACTTCTTCATTTTCAGTATCAAAAAACTTATTCTCTAACCAATATTCATTTTTGTACAACCAGTGATCTTTATCGTAGGTAGCCTCTATTCCATATCGAACTTTGTGTTCTTTAAACAAAGTACTCGATGCAGTAGGACCACATATTCTACATTTAAGATTACAAACATTACTGAGCTTTAAATCATAAGCTACTGGACCTTTTTCTGCAATAACATCAAAAGTCATTTGATCCAATCTGTAACTTCCGTTATGATTTTGTCTCATGCTACGAATGCCTGCGGCTTCTTCTTCCCAGCACTGGTGACATTCTTTTATTCTCTTACCATCTAAAAATGCTTGTCTTAACTTTTGAAATTTAATGTCGTTCCATAACTTATCAATCCTACCATCATACATAAAGGGGAGTTGATATTCATTATTAGGATTAGGTTGTGCAAACTTGCAACAAGGTCTAAGAGACCCGTTAACATCAGTTGACAAGTTAACCCAAGGCATTACGCAGAAACTATCGTTTTTCATGTGTTTTTAATAATGTGTAAAATTCATTAAAGGTATGCTCGAATGATTCTTTTCTGTAATCATCGTGTCTATTAACAATTTCATAAAACTTATTCATCATATCCGGATCGTCATTATTCAACAACATAAAGTTTACAACATCTTGTACACTCATCGAATCTTTATTAAATTGTAAATTACTGTAATCGATAGTTTCATATTTCTTTTTTATTTCTTCCTTAACACTCCTAGGAAGATTCTTTATATTAAAATGATCTGGATAGTGTACAAGGTTTAACCATATTGGTAAATTAAGTTTCTCAAACTCTTTTAAAAACTCTGGAAGATACCAAACATTTAAGATACCTACTGTACAATAAATGTTAAACTCATGCTTCAAACCATGCTTTGCCGCATGTTCTTTAAACAATGCTAAATTTTTAAACACATCAGCATACTCGGCATTCTTACGCTGATATTCAAATCTAGAACCGATATCGTCTACACTGAAGTTAATAGTAACGTTATCACATTGCTTCCAGTACTCAAAAAACTTTTCATCAAACTGCGTAGAATTGCTATTGTAAAACAATCGTAGTCTGCTAGGTTGTCCGTAGGTTGTAACTAATTCTAAAATTCTAGCATGGTCTTGTTGTAACAGCGGTTCACCACCGTAGAATTCAACATCAGATAAATCCCACGCCCACTTTTTTAAAATTTCTTCGTTATCTGTATTTTCAAAAAACTTTTCTTTAGAATTGTTTGTATAAAATTTAATTACATTTGAATCTGCTAGCTCTAAATCTTTATGTTCTTTAATCCATTGACTAGATAAAAACGGATTACAAATTCTGCATTTAAGATTGCACAGATTGCTAAGTTTTAAATCTAGATGACTAGGAGCTTGGCTAGGAATCTTCACAAAGATATTGTATCTAGCATTTTTCTTTGCTCCATTCTCTACTACTTGTCTTAGACTTTTTATGCCAGACGCTTCTTCTTCCCAGCAGACTTTGCAACCTTCTGGTCTTTCACCTCGCATAAATTGATCTCGGAGGTCGTTGAATTCGGGCTGACTCCACATCTCCTCAATATTTTTGTTAGGGAGATAATGTGGATCGGTATGATCCGGTGCAACTCCTGTCTTGTATTTGCAACAAGGTTTTGCACGACCATCTGGGTCTATTTGTAATCTTGCAAACGGCAGAATACAAAACGAATCAGGAATAACAGCTTCAATTTCTTCATCTGTTACTTGTCCGGGCTTAATCTTTCCTTTAAGTTTATCAGAAATACCCCAATTGTAAGTTTCATCAATTTTCCGACATAATAATTTAATATTGAGCCAACTCCAGTTTTCTGTCTTGCTAGGAAAGTTCCACTCTTTTTTATTCATAATGTTTCACACAGGTTATAAAATTCAGAATACTCGGGAAAAGTTTTTTTAAAATTTAGATTGCGTTTTTTATCAAACTCACTAAACCAATAATGAAACGATTTCCTATCAAAAGTGTAATCATCAGTATTATTTTTCATACTTTCGGAAAGACTTTTTAGAAATAAAATGTATTGGTCGTACCTTCCAGAGAAATCTGTAGCGATTGGCATACCGTCGACGTGTTCCTCCATGTACTTAATTGCATCATCTATGTATTTTGCAAATTCGGGAGGCAATAATAGCGGAGTCTGATTTTTTGGATAGTTTACAATGTTTTGTTTGAAGTGAACCGTCCTATCATATTTTTTAGATAGTTCAGTTGCCCATTGAACAAAATCTTTGGTAGTCGCAATGCTTAGAGCACTGATGCTCATTAAAAATCCCACTGTGAATTTAACATCCTTGCGAGCAAACAATTTATTAACATTTGATTCAAATCTATTCCAGTCTACTCCATTACGGATGTACTCTGCTCTATCGCCGAGACTTTCTGCACTGATTAAAATCTCAATATCGAAAACTTCAGTGAGTGCTTCAAGTCTATCCATGAATCTATTAAAATAGTTTGGCGGGGTGTTTAAATTAGTAACAATGCAAAGAGTAGGCCTAACAATGAATGGTAAATGTTTAACCTTTGCCATCTTTTCTTTCATT